TTACTCCAGAATGATGATGCATATTTTTCTGCAATAAAAGCCAAATTAGAGGACAAAAATTTGACTGCTACTCAGGCCATGATGAAAGAGCAAAATATGCCATTTCTTCATGATCAAATAATGGATTACCTAAATAATCATCCAATACGAAATTATTACTTTAAACAAGCGACTATTGAGTACCTAAGTAATCCTGTGGAAATGGTTGTGTCTAAAGAAGATTTTGAATTGCACTTTATGGGTAAATTTGAAGCCGCCAAGAAATGTAAGTGTGGTGTTGACTGGGCTTCAAAGTTATATGGTGATGAATGCGCAACGTGTGGAGATAAGCGCCCAGTTGATCAATAACTATTTCATGAATACCAGGATATTTAAAATCGCCGTCTGATATTTGTTTAAATAAACATAATGTTCAAATGAACATTGATTTTAACTTTAGGAATATCGAAAAACGGCGTTTTTTAGATAAACCACAATAGCCCCATAGTTAAATTGGGGCTTTTTTATGTCTACAGGTCGTAAAACAAAAGAAATCAAATTCAATATTAAAGATCGTGGTCGCCAGTTCACAGGGCAAAGTCGTAATAATGTGGATTATCAGACATGGATTGACATGATCAATTCACCACAAACACAAGAAATGATTGGAACGGGTGGGCTATATGGCTACTACGGCCATCAATTCCGTATTTTGTTTGGTCTAGATGTGCCAGAAACCGCGATTATTGGTGGTAAACAGGTATCGATTACTCCTGCTGTTCGTACTATCTCTATGTCAGCCGATCAAGATGGCAATATCACACACCGTCAAGAATTTCTTGATACGGCTGAAGGTGAGCATGCCATGCGGAAATATAAAGCCCAGATTGGCGGCTTTTCTGCTGCAAATGACTATAAAGAAATTAATGGAATCATTTATCCAACCCAGTCATACGGCATGGATTACGTGTTACAGCCAAATTTTATCAACAATATTGGCGATGGAATGCTATTGGACGGCTTACATGGGCCAACAATCCGAGAGTCCTTAGAGCTTAGTGCTTTGACGTTACTAGATAGCATTCACAGTACTAATTATGCCAATGCTGTAGCTGATGAGTGGCAAGCACGTTATTTAGAAGTTGAAGCAAAACTTGAGGAAATTCAGGCTCAAAAAGAACAAAGACAAAAGCTTTGGGAAGAAAAACATAAAAAAATGTTGGATAGCGTGACTTGTGAGACGCAAGACTTACAAGAATATATGAAAGAAGGTCAGAGATTCTTGCTCGACAGTACAAATGTAGTTCCAGAAATCGAACCCAAAAAGGACGAGAAGATTGTAAAAGCTGTTTCTACATCTACTGGTGGTTGGTTTGGCGGTTGGTTCTAAGGGGTAATCAAATGACTAGAGTATTGACCCCCCGTGAGTGTGTACAGCAAGCATTGGCTAAGTTTGTTTTAGACTTTCGCCGTTGGTTAATTGCAGAAACAAAGCTTTTAAGTCGTTGGAAGACCCAAAAAGTTGCGTATGCGGTCGCTGAAGGAAAGTTGATTAATGACTTTAATAAAATGCTTGATAGCTATCGTAAACAGTCCAGTGGTGTACCTATGTTGCTGCTTGCGGTACAGGAAATAGCTGCACCGCCAGACTTATCTCAGATTATTGGTATTCCTTATGAGATTAAGACAGTAATTGAGACTGACCCATTAAAACGTAGGGTCAAATTGCGCACGGAGCCACGTGTTTATCACGTTCAATTCGTCTTTCTGGCAAATGACGTAGACAGTGCAAACGCATTTACAAGTCAATTTTGCAACTATGTTCGCCTGATGGAAAAACGGCGAATTATGGTTAATTACTTTCTTTCCCCAGATGTACGTCAAGAATGGCACTTAACCATTTTTGATAACTCACTTTATCCAGATAAAGCCGATATAGATGAATCCAATCTATGCGCAGGACTTGTCGATTTTGAATTTGCAGGACTTACCCCCCGTGTAACAGCGGGATTACCGCCATTGTACGAGGATGAATTCACAGATACCGATGGTAGCGGTTCAGGTGGAACTGACGGTGGCAATGGAAATGGTTCAGGTGGAACTGATGGTAATGGCAGTGGTGGAGCTTGGACCGTAACGGTGGAAGGGGACCTATTTAAAGACCGTAACGAACCAACATTTACCCGTATCACCGCCGACCCTCAAACGGGTGAACGTGATGAACTGCAAATAGAAAAATAAGGAAAAGTTATGCTTCAGCAAATGTATATCGATTGTCGTGTATCTGGTTATGGGGAAGACCCAGTGCGTGTGATCGCCGTGGTTGATAATCAAAATGACCAAGTGACGATTGCTAAAACTTTGCCATATATGCCGCCAAAGGACCCGTACCGAGGTAAAACCCCTCAAGAAGTTGAGAAAATTAAAGAGATTACACGCAATAGCATTGTTGTAGTCGATAACTCAGCGGTTTTTAAAAAGTGGGATATGCACTTTCAGGAAGTGGACCATTTAGAGGAAGCTGTAAAATCCTTCTATACGCTTGACCGAGCCAAGATACTGACGCTTAGTAGTGAAATTCGACAGGCATATAACCCAGATAACATTATTGAAATTCGTAAAACCGATCTAAACGGTCGTGTCTATGAGCTTAACTCCGATGAAGCATCAAACGGCGCTGTTGCTGTGATGATTATTTGTTGGGCTGCATTAAAAGCCCGTGGTACTGCCAGAATGCTAGATGAGGGTAGCGAGCCAACCCAACAGGATTATGACGATTTTTCCGTTCCATTCTCTATTTAGGTGGGACGTAGTATATGGGTTTAAAAAAGCTCGAAACTGTGCCTGCATGGAAGCAGGCATGTTTGCGGTATCGCTATGATATTTCTCGTTTCTCAATTGAAGCGTTGGGTATGGACTACACGGGGCAGCAAGAGGAATTATTCAATAGCATTGCTTTCCCTGGTAGTCGAACCAGTGTGTCATCGGGGCATGGTTGTTTTGCCAAAGGCACACAAATCATGCTTAGTGATGGCTCAGTAATACCCGTTGAAGAGGTCACAATTGATCATTTTTTAATGGGGGATGATGGTCAATCACGCCGTGAAGTGTTGTATTTGGAACGTGGTACTGAAGAAATGTACCGCTTCACCTATGAGGACGATACACAGCATACGTTCAACGGCTCACATATTCTGTGCTTAATGCACGTAGAATCGCGCAAAACACGTGAAATCACTGTAAACAAGTGGAACAGGCTTACAGCCTTTGAAAAGTCGCGCTATGGCGTTTATCGCCTTGTTATGGGGTCCTACCAAATATTGCGTATTTCTCAAGTTGAAAGCTTGGGGGAAGGTGATTATTACGGCTTTCTGGTAGATGGGAACCATAAGTTTTTAGCGGGTGATGGCACTGTATTTCATAACACAGGAAAAACCCGTAGCGCGGGTGTAGTTGCCCTTTGGCATTTATGTTTTTTCCCTCATTCCGTGATGATGTTTTCTGCACCGCAGATTCAGCAATTGCGTAAATTGGTCTGGAAAGAGATTGAAATCTGTCTCAGCCTGATGAGAAATGGCCGTTTAGCTTGGCTTGCAGAGTACATCACAGTTTTAGCGGAAACGGTGTACATCAAAGGCCATCAAAAAACATGGCATGTGTACGCAAAAACAGCGCCTAAAGGCAATCCACAAGCCTTAGCAGGGAACCACGGCGACTACTTAATGATTTGGGTAGATGAAGCTTGTGCCGTGGATAATGGGGTCTTTGATGTGCTTGTGGGCGCATTAACACATGATGATAACCGCATGTGTCTGACTTCACAGCCTGCAAGACCAGCAGGGTTTTTCTTTGATACACATCATAAGCTGTCAACTACAGCGGGCGGGGTCTGGAACGCCTTAAAATTCAATTCAGAAGATACGTGGTTAGTATCTGACTCAAAAATCATGGAAGCCCTGATTCAATACGGGTCCCGTGATGACCCGCAATATATGATTCGTATCCGTGGTGAGTTCCCAGACTTGGCGGGCGAATTCCTTGTTACTCAACGTATGGCCGAAAAAGTTTACAAAGGTCGTGCGATTGATGAAAAGAACCTGCATGCGAATTATGGTTACTTTATTTTGGTGGACGTTGGCGGTGGTGTTGGTCGAGATGACTCAACAATCACTATTGCTAAAGTCTGGGGGTCTAACCAGTGGGGTAAAGCGGCCAGACGGGCTGAAGTTACACGCATTCCATTGTGTAAAAACAATGACAATATTCATGAACTTACTGCCGTCATCGAAGCCTGTTTAATTGAGTATCCGAATGCAACAATCTTGCTTGACTCTAATGGGGCAGGGGCAGGGTTGGCACAAAACCTGAAGTCTTTGAATATTTACTTTAAGCCGATGCATTGGGGTGGTCAGTGCTTTAGTAATAAAAACCGTAAGGAATTTGTCAACAAACGTGCTCAGGCTTATGTCGGTTTAATGCGGGCCATTCAACAAGGGCGTTTTAAAATCCGTACCCTTTATTTGAAGGGTAAGGTAATGGAGCAAATTACACGTATTCCTTACGCAATGGATGAGTCAGCACGTTTCAAAATTCTATCTAAGGATGAAATGCGCAGAAAAGGTATTACATCACCCGATATTGCCGATACATTTGCGTTTATTTTCTTGGAAGGGACGGCGTATACACCTGCAAATGAAGGTGTTGCAGTTGACCCAGTAGATTATGAAAACCGTGATACAGCCTTGACAGTTCCATCTAATTCTATTGATCAGGCAAGCGCCGTTTCAGACCTTCTTTCTTAATTAGCTTCAGTGCAAATTAGGAATATCTAAAAAATCACCACTTCCTGAATGTGTATAAACCTTTCTAATTCAGGAATGGTGTTTTTTTATGAGCGAACCAGTACAACTAAAAGTCACTAAATTAGGCGTTCAGTCATCCCTTAGTGCAGGAATTAAAGGTATTGATTTAAAACTAAGTACCATTAAATACAGTACAAGTCATTTTGCTTCAGTAATCAATGATGATCGGGTTAATCTAGAAAATGTTGTTTTTGAATCTGCTATTGCAAGTGGCGGTGTTTCATTATCTGGCGATACTTTACGCCTATTTTCAATATTAGACTCACCGAACGATATTGAAGTTTGCTCAATGGGGGTTTATACGGAAACTGGGATTTTATTTGCAATTGCCAGTGTAGAAACTGGGAGCTTATTTAAGATTCCTTCACGTATTAGCTTTGTCGTGTCATTTGGTATGACCTTGTCACCTATTATTTTGGCGAATGTGAAGGTTGTGACCGATCAAAATGCAGCAATTGCGATGGCTTTGATTGCTGCACATGAACTTCACCCAGACCCGCACCCACAATACGCTAAAAAAACATTAGTTAATTCAGAAGTCAGTCGGCTTGAGGATAAGCTTGAGGGTCTATTAGGTCTTACAGAACTATTTTTCCCGCCGTTGCTTCAGGCAGAGTATGAAGGTGGCTCAGATAACACATTTGACCGTGAATATGGTGCAATTTACTCACTTGCAGACAATACGATAGCCTTTCTTTGCTGTCCTGAAGCGAGTCATGAAGCATGGGACATTAGCCGTGAAATAACCAAGATCATTACTAAAGTGTATAACCGTTCTGGAACAAATCGCATTGGATATTCAGGGCGTACAAACTTCATCGCAATCGATGTAAGCCGAATTTTGGTAAAGCGTGGCTATAAAACTATACTTGATCAATTAGATAATGAAATTAAGACAGGGGTCATTGAAGCAGGCAAAAAAACATCGGTCGTTAAAAGTGCCAGTGAAGCCTTAAATTATAATAGTGCCGATGTTGTTGTCTTAATGACCCCTGAAGGTGGTCATGAAGCTTGGTCAATTGTTAGAACTGCAAGTGAAATCACCTTTGATATTTTTAGCCGTTCTGGTACTGGGCACGAACCTAAAAAAATATCCAAATGTCTTAATTGCAGGTATTGGGGACGGCGGTTTATTCACTATTCCTGTACCCGCAGGATTTGATTTCACCAATCCTGCTTATATGCCGTTTATTACCCCTGAAGGTGGTCATGAAGCATGGTATATCAACCGTACAGCTACAGGATTTGAGGTTTATATCTTTCATCGGTCAGGGACAAGCCGAGTTGGGTACTCAGGTCAGACAAGTTGGGCTGTCTTTGTTATGGAGCAACCATTTGAACGTGATGTTTACTTTGTTGGTATTCATTCAATTCAGGTTGCAGCGGGCAAAAAGGTTCAGATTGCACTTTATGCACCTGGTGGCGGCGGTGGTGGTTCAGTTTATTCGCCAAGCGTAACGCCAAATGGTACAGATGCAGGAAATACAACACTGATATTCGGCACAATGACGTTGATCGCAGGTGGTGGTAAACATGGTACTGGTGGTGTTTGGGGTAATGGCTCAAGTTTCTCAAATGGAACCGCAGGGGCAGGTGGGGTGAATTCGATTTCTGAATTGGCACAAGGCTTTGTCTTAAAGCGCAATACAGACGGCTATCAGCCTGCTATTGGGTCGCGTTGGGAACGTCAGGAAGGTGGTGAGGCAACATCTTTAAATTCTGGTGTTGAAGGTTATAACAATGCGGGTGGTATGGGCGCTATTGGTATTGGCGATGAACAATGGTCCTATGGTGGCGGTGGTGGTTCAGGTGGTTGCCTGATTGTTGAATATGAAAATACGACAGATGCTAATGTCACTTTGAATCTGAATGTAGGCCAGAATGGTAAAGGTTGGAAAAATTCAGGTAATTATGGTGAAGACGGTGGTGACGGTTTTGCTGTAGTAACCAAGCTGAACTAGGAATTATCAGAAAAGGCCGTATCAGGATTGTTTCAAAATTGGGGCAATCCTTTTTTTATGTCTATGCCATGCGAAATGAGTTTTATAACGCTTTGCGCCGTCATATTGAAGTTAATGAAAAACGTACTGGCTATGGTGGTTCATTAATTAAGTATCAGATCGGTACAGATGAGGTTCATGACCCATCATTAGTGAGTTTACGGGTCTACGGTACACGTGTTCATAGTGATGTGGTCCGAATGTGTTGTGGTGTGTCATTTGCACATGAATTATTGCCAGTGAAAATAGTCCTATTCCCAAGCTTAAACGCTGTTGTAGAGCTTCAGAAAAAGTTCGAGGTGAGCAATGCTTAACGATGAATTTGACGCTGAACTATTACGGTCGGAGTTGCTTAAAGGTGGCTTAAACAAGGAAATTAAGCGCCGTAGAAGAGAAGACCAAGCACAACGTAAGTGGGCAGAAGAAGAACGGGCCAGTAAAAACGATAAAAAAGGCAGTTTACCTACTTTTTTACGACCTTCTGATATTTCTGGTGATTATGACGTAAAACGGGCGCTTCAGACGACTTTAGGTATGTCTGAAGGCATGACACGTGCCATCACAAAAGACGATCTCCAAGCCTTTGCTGCGAACATTGAGCAAATGGCGCAAGCCTATAAGGGCGGTATTACTGTTGAGCAAGTGATTTCTCTTAGTCGACAGGAAGACATTGATCGGGCAAACAGACAGATTCATGTTGCCATTCCAACCCGTAGGGTCAATAACACAGTCACATTTACGACAAATGCCAGCCGTGAAGGTTTAGAGAAAAATCCGAATGGCCCAAAATTCCACAACGTGCATGTTGAATTCTTGGCGTTTAATGAATTGGTTTTTAACCCAGATAAGGTGAAAAGTACCACAGTACAAAACCGATTATCTAAAGGTAAGGTTAAATTTGAATGTGATTGCCGCCGTTTTAAGTACTGGTTCCGCTATATCAATACAGTTGCAGGAACAGTTTTAGGGCGTAAAGAGGGTGGTTATCCCAAGATACGAAACCCTCAGTTAAGTGGCTTGGCCTGTAAGCATATTTTACGTGTTATGCATTACATCAAATCTTCAGAAGGTCGTCATTATCTAGCAATGGCACTTGAAAAAGAGCGTACAAAACAGGTCGGAGCACGGCACAAAACCAGTAAATCCGAGATTTCACGTACTTTGTCAGAGCAGATTGTACGTGCAAACACTAAACGTAATGTCATTAAGCCAAATTTACGTGCTGAAGTGGCAAGACTAGAAGCACACGCCAAAAAACAGGCACAAAATTTACTCAAAAAGCAAAAAGCCATGCAGACCAAAGCCCAAGCCATGCAGAAATTAAAAAATCTGCATGAACAGGGCATTTTGACTGATGAAGAATTTGCACTTTTAAGCAAAAAGTAGGTGACACATGCTAAAACCCATTAATCCAATTGCTAACCGTGTCGCTGAAGGGCGAAAATTTGCATCACGTTCTATTGTGATTACAAGTTTGTCTTCAATTGAATGCCACGTGTACCGCCGTCAAGTTATTCCTGCTGAAGTAGGAAAAGAACGTGAAGAAACCATTTGGGAAGGAGGTATGCGTCTAAGTGACCAAGAAGAGCATGCAACTGAATATAAGCCGATTGGCTATGCCATGATGCTATTTGATAAGTTTTCAGGTGGTTCAATTCATAGCAATGGTGATGACATTAACAGTGAAGAAGCTATTTTCTATGTTCAGATTGAGCCATTTTATATTGATAACTATCACTCTAAAAATGAAATGCTGCGTAATATCCCAGACTGGCAACCAAAGAAGGGGGATATTTTTGCGCTGATTATCGAAGATGATTTAATTAAGTGGGTTGAGTGTGTCGGCTCTACAGGTCAAAGCCTGCATTCACACCACGGCGACCGCTATATTATGAATCTACGTGACAGTTTGATGCATTTGGACCCATTCAAGCAGCATGAGGACCTACTCAAGCCTGTTTCTAATATTTTCCCTATTGCACTGGCAGATTTGAACTATCAAGAAGCCCCAATTTATGACATTAAGCTAAATGACCCTGCAACACTGGCTGATGATGAAATTCGGGTCAAAGTATTCAAGTTGGTCAATATATTGGACCCTGATTTAGCTGCATATCCCGCCGTTATAGCGATTAAGCATTTAGCGAAGAAAACTAACAGCCCTTATATTTTCACACCTGAAGACATGCAGAAAATCACGGTGAATATCGGTGATGGTGAACAATTCATATTAAATTCAGAGACTCAGGTTAATGCAGTCGAAGCAGGGGCCGCTTACATTAGCAATATGCTGATGATGGTTGATCATGTTTCTATTGTGAAAAAGATTGAAACTGAATTGCTAAATGACCGTGGTGTATCTATTAAAAGTGGAAATAAAACCGTCTTTGAAATCATGCCATTTCACTATGATGAAGTACGAAAGGCATATCACTTCGTGATCGTGATTAATGTTGGCCAAACAAATGATTTTGTCCTTTCATTTGTTGATGGTACTGCATACCCATTCACAATTGATGCTTCAGCCTTACAGGTGGTCCCATGAGCCAAGATTCATTAATGCAACGTATGCTTGCCAGTGGGGTTGATATACATAACGCTCAAGCTGTTTATGAGTTTTTTCATCAAGGCAAAGGGAATGATGGCACAGGTGAACAATTAACAACTGAAAAAATAGAGCAACTTTTTAATTCATGGGGTGCAACCAAAGCTAATCAGAGTGATATTGACCGACTTCAGACTGAAAAAGCCGAAAAGAATGAAGTTGCTGCCCTACAAGAGCAAAAAGCAGATAAAACGGCGTTAGAGCAGCTTGATTTAGTAAAAGCCAACCGTGAATCGGTGGACCTACTACAGATCACAAAGGCAAGTAAAACTGAAGTTAATACGGCTTTAGATCAGAAGCTCGACCGTTCTGAATATCATCAACACTTTAAAGGGGTATTTTTAACGATAGAAGCCCTAAAAAGTGGTGTTTTAGACCCCGTAGCAGGTGACTATGCAACTGTAGATGCAGGTGAGGGATTTCCTACTAAGATTCATGTTTATGATCATGATGATGGCATTTGGCGCGAACAGAGCAGTACGGATATTAGTGCTTTATCGACTGATAATCTGCCTGAAGGAAATATAAACCTTTACTTCAGCCAAAGCCGAGCACGTGGGGCAGTTACAGGCATGAGTATAGATAATTTTCAGGAAGGCACAGACCACTTATTTTTTACTGAACAGCGTGTTCTGAATGTGATTACCCCCTTGCTTGGCAATGTTGATGCCGTACTTAGTGAAATTTTAGGTGAATAAATGAGTATTGCAGACAAATTACAGGCAATTCTTGCAGTTAAAAACCAAATTAAGGCGGCTTTGATCGCAAAGGGTGCATCAATCAATGATGCTACGCCGTTTAATCAATATCCAGTGGCTATACAAAACATGGCAACAGGAAGTGCTTCTTCTGGAAGTGTAGATTTTTATGTTGATGCAACAACCACGTATATTAAAAAATTAACATTGCCTACAGATACAAAAATTATTACTGGGTCTTTGTTTCGATATGCGGCCGTGCAAGAGTTTGGTCTTCCGAATGGGCTGTTGAAAATAATGAGTTATGCGCTTGCAAACAATACTTATTTAAAATCGTTAGCCATTCCAGATACAGTGAATGAGCTTGGTGAATACGCCTTAACAGCATGTACAGCACTGACTTATGTAGAATTCCCGCCGTCTATTGTTAAGTTCGGTAGGTCTATCTGCGAAGGGT